ACATGCTGGGACCCAGCACATAAAACTTGGCAAGCAACGCATCGTCGGTGCCCGCGCCATGATGGGCGAGCCAGGTCATGGCCTCCATCAAAGCGGGCTTCCAGGCAATGACCGATGCGGCCAGCGCCGGGCCGAAGAGAAAGGAACAGGTTACGGTGGATACCGTGCGGACCGTGAATTCTCTAATCGTCCGTGGCGGCATGATCAATAAGCCAAGCATGGCCGCGATGGCGGCGGGAATCCCGTACGCCATCGCGACCTTTAAGGCGGCAAGACCGCCTAGGCTGGTAGAGCCGGGTTCCATAGAAGGGGTGCTCCTGAGTAGGGTGTGCAGGATGGCCTCCTGTGGGGTGAAAAAAAGCCCGCGGGGAGGCGGGCTTGAAAAGACGCGGAACTATGCCTGCGAGAACGCGTTCAGCCGGGCGTATCAGGCCAGCCGGCTTCATGATCTGCCGGATCGACGCGCGACAGTTCGACGCGATATCGCTTCCACATGTCTAGCAGATTCAGTTCTTCCTGCGTGGCTATTCCCAAGCTGAAAGCGTCCAACAACGGTGCAATCATCAGCCCAGCTGACAGCAGCTTTTCTCGTTTTTCCTCCGAACGGCGCCGAGTGATTTCGAGGGAAAATAGCGCGTCATCTAGGGTCCAAGCCGAACCGTTCCACACGCTCCAAGCATTGGGACGGGGTTCAAACGTCAGCCAATTCGGGATCGGGCCTATGCCGTCATACCGCTGGCCTTTTGACGCTTCTCCCAGGCCATAGGCCTCTCCGTTTCGAGTCTGGTAAAACGCGCGATGGCGAAAGTCTTCGACGCTTATCCAACCCGCGTCACCCTCAGGGCGATAAAGGCGTTCAGGTTCAACAGGGCTTGGCGGCTCACGATCAATGGCGCCGCCCGGAATCAAAAAGTGGCCGGGTTCATCCAGAGGCGAGGCGTCAGCCCACACCGGCCCGACGAAATAACCCTGCGCATCCAATTGCGACATCAATTTGCGTGACTGAGTGTTTTCCATGCTCGACTCCTCATTCGAATTTGCTTCCTGCATATAGCCTCCGTTCAATACTTGATGCATGCCAGCAAGGCGAGATTTCGCGGCCGCGACTCATTTCCACCGTCGTGCTGGATGGAAATACCGGTCCAACTCGTGGCCGTGTGTGGGATGATCGGATCGTCAATCGAAAAGTGACTCGAACCGCTGGTTCCCCTATCTGTATCGACCACGTTCGCGGGTACCTGATAGTTCAGTTGGTGCACGTGGCCGGGATCGTTAACGCCGTGGGAATGGATCAGGTTCTGACTGCCTTGAGGCGTACCGAGCAGACGTCCGGGATCTCCGCCGCGCCCGTCATCCAGGCCACGAATAAACTCAGCTCGCAAATCGGGCAGGACAAACGTAGTTCCGTTTCCGCCTCCCCAATTCGCGCCGATGGCGGCGAACAGATCGGGATAAGTTGCGCGGGAAATAGTTGCGCCATTGGCGCGCAACCAGCCGGAGGGGGGGGTCGAACGGGCGAAGAAGGCGATCATGCCTGCCCATGCATTTGCAGGATTGCTATCGACCGTCACGACTTCCTTCCACGCATACCAAACGCCGTTGTAGCAGGCGCGGCTGTATATCGTTCCCGTGTTGTAGATCGTGTATTTCTGCGTTGTGATCTGGCTCCCACCCGATTCGACCAAGAGCGCGCCTGCCATAGCAAGGGGGTAATTGCGCGCCGATGTGGCGTTAGCACTCGCCGACTGCCCGTAAAAGCCGGGAATCTTCACCGTGTTCAGATCCAGAGTTCCCAACGGGTTATCCGCTCCCAATCCGAACGCGTTACCCACCGTCAGAATCCGCCCCACGGTCGCATCGTTCGGCGCCGTCTGCGTGTCCAGTTCATGCGTATGGCTCGTGGCGGTCACTGCATTTGTGGTGGCGGCCGACAGTTTGGACGGCGTGCCCAACGTGAACGTACGATTCGCGCCCAGCGTGCCCCCGCCGCTCAGCCCATTTCCCGCGACCAACGACACGGCGGCATTGGCCTTCAAATCCAGCGCGTCCTGCAAACCGCTGACCCGCGCAATGTCCGCGCGACCAAACGCCAGGTTGCCGCCCGACAACGTTTGCACTACCGTCTCAAACGCCGTGACCGGTTCCACCTTCCAACCCGTCGCCCAGGCCGCAACAGTCGCGCCCGACGCGTTGTACTTCGCCTGCACCTCGGCCACCGTCACCGTCGGATAAGACCAGGACTTGTTCGTGTCGCCGATCCAGATGCACGGAACACCCGCCGCATCCGAGCCAAACCGGACCGGCACGTCGGACACGGGGCTTCCCGCCAGCACCGTCGCCCCACAACGCCCCCACGCCTTCGTCGTCTGCACGTAGCCATGGATCAACAACGACACGGGCGGCACGCCGTCCAGGTACTCGAACAGGTCCACGCGCAGGCGCAGCATCGTGTTCACCCCGACAGCCGCAGCGGGCAGCGTGATCTTCATCGCGCCCGCGACGGTGGCGGTGTGGGTCGAATACGCGCCACCATCCGGCAGCAGCACATGCGCCGTGCGTCCCGACGACGTGTTCACGCCATACTGCGAGCCAATCGCCGCGCCCGTGCCCAACACCACCGCGCCTGTCACCTCCCCGCCCGCCTTCGGCAGCGCCTGGATGTCGTCGAGCACCTGCGCCGGCGTGCGCGATACCAATGCGCCCGTGCCCGCCCCGGTCAGATACGAGCCTGCGGCAAGCGTCGCTGCGCCCGTGCCCCCGCGCGCCACCGGCAAGGTGCCGGCGGTGGCTTTCGACACGTCCAGCGCGGTTACGTTAAGCGCGACGTTGCCGGTTCCGTCAAAGCTCACGCCGCCAGCCGTCGCGCCGCCCGTGACAGAGAACAAACGGGTCGTGGCCAGCTTGGTTGCGCTTGCCGCATTGCCGACTGCGACCTCGCCGGCTGCCGACACACGGCCCTTGGCGTCAACGGTAAAGGTGGGCACCGCGTTGGCGTTGCCGTAGCTGCCGGCGGTGACGCCGGTGCTGCTCAGCGTCAGGCCCACCGACAAGTTGGCGGACCCATCGAACGAACCGGAGCCGGTCGCATCACCCGTCGCGGCAATGGTGCGCGCCGTGGCCAGCTTCGTTGCGGCGCCTGCGGTCAGCGCGGTGGCCGTGCCTGACAAGCGCGCAACAGGCACCGTGCCCGTTTTCAGGTTGGTGGCGTTCAGGTTCTGCTGCGCATAGCTCAGCGCGTCAAAACCCGTGGCCGCCAGCGGACGGCCCGTGACTGCCGCCAGGCCGTCCAGCTGCTTGTACAGCCAGGCCAGGCGTTCGTCGGTGGTCTGCTGGACCTTGTTGAATTGTTCAACGGAAGGCGGCACGGAACCGATGTACGACCAACCCGTCTTGTATTGCAGGTCGGTGATGCCCTCGGTCAGGCCGTTTTGCGCCCAGGTCGAGTTGAAAAGGTCGAAAAAAGTAGGGTCTGCCATCAGTAGATTCCTCGCGCCAGCACGCCGACGCCAAAGCCAAAGAAACCTTGCTCGCGAAAGCCGAAAGGCTTGTCGGTCGAGCCGGTAATGAGTTGCACGCCAACACCGGCGGCTTGGGGTACCCACTTGTAGGGGTTGGCCATAAGCGGGTCATTGGGACCGGGAATCCGGCTGACCCAGATGCGGATCTTTGCGTTGCCCGCGTTCTGCACCACGACGCGGCTCACGTCGAAGATCGGTTTGAGCGACGAGGCGATCTCCGGCGTAGTGCCGTGCCCGTTGTTCAGCGCGATCTTCCAGTACAGAAGCTTGCGGTACTCGGCGTCCAGCAAGGACGTCGACCCGGCTACCGTTCGTTCGTTGGCGCGACGAAAACGGGCATCGGAGAAACCTCCGACGTTCGGTTGCCCTTCGAAGCCGAAGAAGCGGATGTAGATCGCTTCATCAATGACGCGCGGCAAGCCCACGATCTCGCCGATGCCATCCAGCTGCTTGCCCACGGCGGTCTCCAGCCACCGGTCCTCGTACAGGGAGCGCAGCGCGCCTTGCAGGCCCTCGGCCGGTTTGAGCAGCGCGCGGACCAACGCCTCCAGCCGCCGCTTGGTCTGGAACTGGCCCAGCCAGTGGCCCCACGCGACTTGCCCATGGTCTTGGTTCAGATCCATCAGGTCACCTCGATGCGTGACAAGTCGAACGTGGCCACCTGGAAGTCCTGGATCGTCACGTTGGCCGCGCGGTAGTCGGCCGGCGCGGGCGTGAACGCGGGGTTGGTGGAAAACGCCAGCTTCAGATCCACCGACGCCAGCCCAGGCGTGCGATAGATCGCGCCGTAAAGCCGTTGCAGGATGACGTCTTCGCCAATGCTCGACGCCTCGCCCACGGCTGCCAAGTTTTCGGCAATGCGCTGAAAGCCGTCTGGCGGAAAGGCTTGTTCTGCCGGCGACAGCAGCGTGGTGGCGCAACGCACCCACAGGTAGACACGCTCGGGCCGATCAAAGCGGATCAGGTGGTCTGCGCCGTCCTCATCCTTGACCACCACCTGCTGCTTGCCATGGGTGTCGATGCCGGCGGCCACCACGCGAAAGATCGCGTCGGCCACTTCGTCGTCCAGGCCCCCGTCCGCCACCACATGCACACTGTGCGGCGGCCGGCCCAGCGCATCCGGCGTGTCGGTGCTGTTCATGAACACCTTCACGGTGCGCACGCCGGCCACGCGGTCGCGCACATTGGGCGCGATGCTGGGCAGGGTCGCCGCGCCCAACCGGAACAGTCCGGTGGGGTAGCGCGCACGCAGCTCCGCCGCGTTCTCCGCCAGGCGCCCCGCCACCCCCGCTTGCAAGTTGCCCACGGCCTCCCAGCCGTCGACCTGCGTGATGATGCCGTTCAAGTCGCCTACGGCCGCACCTTCCGTCGATGCGCCCAGCGTGACGGCAAGGCCCGGCGAACCCAGGCGGGCCAAAGACAAGTTGCCGGACCAGGTGAACGCCGCCGCGCTGCGCCCATCCGTATGGATGCGTACCGAGGCGCCATCGCTGGATACGGCCAGGCCGCTAGGCGTCAACGCGGTGACCAGCCCCGCGAGAATCTGCGGCAGGTTCGTCGTCGTGCCCGACGTGTAGGAATACGCCGCACCGTCGATTGACACGCTGTACACGCCAGCGGGCGCAACCGCGGGTTGAAGAATCACGTCCGCCGCGGCGCCGGCCAGAATCTGCGTGGCGCTCTCCAGCGCCCACAGGTTCTGGCTGACGCGATGCCGGACTTGCGCGCCCGCCGGCACCGTTGTGCCCGCCGCGCCATACAGCACCACATAGGCGCGCGAAGGCTCGTCGCGATACCGCGACACGCCGGTGAACGACACCGCGCGATCCAGCGACACGCCCGTCGCCGAGCCGGGGTACATCGCGTAGTACACGCCTTCCGCCTGCTCCCACAACGTGGCTTCGCGCTCGGCGAACGTATCGATCAACAGACCGGTAATGCTGTCGGGGCGGGTTTCCACCGCGCCGTTGAAGCCGGCGGACTGCATGCGGGCGCGCAGGTCCGCCACGATCTCCTGGCGGATTTCCGGCAGGCGCGGGCGTACGAACCCGTCCGGTGTGACACCGTAGGCCATAGGTACCTCGAAAAAAGATTGGGGTTAAGACGTGCGCAACGCAACGACTCGTTCGAGCCGTCCTGCCGCCGTGTCCACGTCATAGGTGACACGCAGCACGCGCAATTGGCGTTCAACTTGCAGCTCAAGACCGCGCACGCGGGCCACGCCCGGCACGGCGCGAATGCGGGCGCGGAAGATGGCTTCGATGCTGGCCCGGTTCGGCGACTTCACCAGCACATCCTCGAAATACGGCACGCCGAACGTGGTGTCCAGGAACCACTCGCCCAGAAAAGTCAGCAAAGTGGTTTTGATCTGCTGGGCGATGCGTTCGGCGCCGTCCACAAATGAAGTGCGGCCGAGCAGATCCAGGTCCAGATCGTGGTCGGCGGATAACGCTAGGTCGAGTGCCATCAGACAGGGTTCTCCGTGATGCCGCCCGCATAGGCGTGGCGATGGGTGTCGCCGATGTTCTTGCCGTTGTGCGTGATGGCGCCGCCTTCGTAGGCCACGCCGCCCCGGATACGCATGGATGCGCCGCCTTCGCCGCCCTCGCCCGCCATGCCTTGCGTGTAGGTCAGGGGGCCGTTGACCGTGACCGGTGTGTTGAACGTCGTCTGTTCAGCCTGCACGGTCCAGGTCTTGACCTGAAACGTCAGGTCGCCGGCGGGCGACAATTTCAACGTGCCGGGGCCGTACTGGATGCTGACGTTCTGCGTGTCAGCCGCCATCGTGCCAGGCCGCAGCAGCGGCGAGGCGAAGGCGTCCGACAAATCAAATTGGCGCGGGTCGTCGGGCGGGCCGTTGTCGCCCGCCAGCCAGTTCTCCAGCGCCCGCGCGGAAAACGACAGTTTGATCGCATCGCCCGCCTTCAGCGGCACCGAGATCAACGCACGCGCGCCATTCACATCGCCCACGGGCCAACACACCGGCACACGCACGATCTGCGGCGGCGGCAAGGTGTCGCCGTTGGCGAGCCGCTTGGCCAACGTCGGCCTGGCCGTCACGAAAACGCCGTCGTAGGCCACGACTTCACCGGGAAGCGTCGTATAGACGTCCGCCAGCTCTGTCGCGATCAAGCGGCGCACCAAGGTCACTGCTTGGCTCATGTCTGTTCCTTTTTCTTCTGCGGCGCGTAGCGGTCGACCAGCCCCAATTCGGTCTGCCAATCACCGCCCTCGCTGTCGCCCGTGTGGTGCACGGTCTCGACGCGTTGCCACGCATCGACCGTGCGGCTCTCGACCTTGACCAGGTCGCCGGGGCTGATGGTCGGCAGCAATAGCGACTTCACTTTCCAACCGTCGCGCTGCTGCTGGCCGCTTGCCGGCTTGGCGCTGGCGGCCGTTGCCGGTTCAGCGGCTTTCGCCGGCCCTTTCGCCGGCCCTTTCGCTGGCCCTATCGCCGGCCCTTTCGATGCCGCCTTCTCGGTGGCCGCCTCACGCGTGCGCTCGGGCTGGCCCAGCAGCCCCGTGTCCACTGCGAGCACGACGGCCTGGCGCCGCGTGGTGCCCAGCCGTTGCACCACCTGTAGCTGCTGATTCTGAATCGACCACTCCAGCCCGGTGCCCTGCGTCACCTTGTGCAACGCCGTGCGGGCCGCGCCATAGAACGAAAACCCTTGTTCCCAGCGGCGGTCAGGCACGTCGTCCGCCATGACGAGCGGCAGCCCCATCTGGCGGGCAATGTCTCGGATGATGGCGCTGGCCTGCGCGCCCGGCCCCAGGCCGATCGACACCGCTGTGTCACGCACTTCGATATAGCCATCCTTGACCGTCAACTCCGTGATGACGTCCGGCGGTGCGAATCGGGTGTAGGCGTACACCACGCTGCCCGAGGCCATCAACAGCGGGCCGCCCTCTTCGGCATAACCCGCGTACAGCACGCAGCGCAGGTTCGGTTCTTCCAGCGCGCCACGCGTACCCGCCGCCAGGTTGTAGAGCGTGATCTTGGCGTCGTTGGGGGCCTCCCCTGCGGTCTTGGCGATGTCGAACGTCAACCGTATGGGCGGCACGATCTCCAGCGCCTGCCCGCCGGTCTTGCCCACGAGCAGGCGGTAAACCCGATCAAACCTGGCCATCCGCCATCTCCTGCGCGTCAACGTAAATCAACGCCACTTCCCCTGACGGCAGCGCCGCGCGGCTGATGGTGTCGCGACGGTCCGGCGCCAGCGCCACCAGTTCGCCAGCCGGTACCGTCAAATGCCGGTACCCCGACAGCAACGGCGTACCGGGCAACACGGCGATGCCCGCGACGATGAGCTCGTTGTAGGCGTTCTCGATGGACAGCGTCCACAGTTCCGCCTCGCTGTTCCAGGACAGCCGCAAGAAGTACGTCAGGCCGTCCAGATCGACTTCGGTAAGACTGTCGTTCACGTCCGGAATCGGGATGTGGATCATGTCGGGATTTGCCTTGTTGAGAAGATGCCGCCCTGCTGCTTCGGGGTGGCCGGCACGCCGCTGGTCTTGCCGGCGTTCTGTTTCGTCGCGCCAGCCTTGCCCGTGGCGCTGCCCGAGGTTTTCTCGGGGGGAATGTCCGCCTGGCGCAAGGTCACTTTGCGGATGCGCCGGAAGGTGGCGGATAGCTCGAAGCGGTCACCGCCGCCATTGCTGCGCCCAATGGAGCAGCTTTCCATCACGAAGTTCTCATAGACATCGAGTCCGGTCGTAAGGGTGATGGGCAGGCGGTCT